GTAGGTGCGTCCTTAGCGCCGTTGGGTGTGCGGCAGCTATTGCGCGTGATGGTTGAGAGGTCCTGCATCAAGGAGTGCAAACTGTGTGCTGGAGTGCCGTCGTCCAGCATGAGGCTTGCCACCTTCTTCATCGCCGCATCCGAGCGCTGGGCCGGGGCCACCGGGTCGCGCGTAAGCTTGGCCTGCTGATCGCAATCGGCAAACATCAACTCGCGCCAAGCCTCGCGCATGTGCCACTCCACGTAATAGGCCAACATGCAAAGAAAGATGTGCGCACGCACCCGACCCTCCAGGTGGTGATGAATCGGTCGCACTTTCAAGTCGACCGTCTTGAGCGAACGAAACGCGCGCTCCACCTGGGCCAGGCATTGGCTGTGGGCTCAATGCGCAGCTTCAAAGGCAGATGTACGAGCTCAGCGGCCATGGCTTCGCCCAGGTTGGCTGCTGGCGTATTACTTTTCAGGCGCGCCAACACGTTCAAGACATGCTCACCACTGGGCTTGCCAGACTCCAGCGCCAACTCGGCGGCGACCAGCACCGCATCAAGTCCGTGCACCGGTACGGCAGCCAGAACTTGCGCCATGACCGTATCACCGCCAGATTTGCGCACAAGAATAGCTTGCAGTTGCTTGAACGCCGCAGGCATGGTCTCAAACGGTGCGCCGTTGCGCAGCCCGCCGGGTTTGCGTTCGAGCAGGCTGATGTAGTGCTGCCAGTCGTAGAAGGTTTGGCTGCGATCAAAGCAGCGCGGGTGCGCTGCCACCCGCACGCCATCGGCCACGGCGGCAATATGGTCATGGTAGATCCGCAGGCTGACGACACTGTTGGCGTGCTCAGTGGGAACCCTGTACCCGTTTGCCTGCAAATCTCTTTGATCGACTGTTTGTCCCGAAAGTACAAACGCCTTATCTTGGCTAATGTTCCCACTTTGATCACTCCTGTCTCCTGTGCATAACTTGGCATGCACAGACTTTCTAACAGGGGTCAAATTTCAATGAAAATATCTGGCCTTAAGGGGTCAATTCTGAGTGGAATTCAACACCAGATCAACGCCAACTCGTGTAATCTCACTCATGGCACTTCCCCTTTCAAAGGTTTTAGATTGACTCCGAAAAACCAATCTTGGCACTTGATGCCGTTACCGGAAAGTGGGGAGTCCCTTCGTATTTGATTTGATCGAAGTTTTCGACCTCAAGCGCACCGATTTGCACAAAAAGTACGATTCCCCCTGATCGAGCGCTGCAAGCCGCGCAAACCCGGGCGACCGCAGGGCCAACGGGCAACGCTGCAAGACCGTAAGTCAGGAGCGGCATTCGCCGCAAGGATTGCTTAAAACCTAAGCAAAATCACGTTCTCGGCTCTTCGCGGCGCGCATCGTAGCCACGACGGCCTCAGGAGGGCTGGCCCGTCGTCGCCGCGTGCCGTCGATCGTCCTCGGCGTGCAGGTAGATGGCGGTCGTCTCCAATGACGCGTGCCGCAGGTTCTTCTGGATGAAACGCAGATCCGTTCCCGCATCGGCCTGGTGGGTGGCCGCCGTATGTCGTAGCCAATGCGTGGAAGCACGCCGCAACGTGGCGGCACCTGCTGGATCGTCGGCCTGCCGCGCATCGGCTGCGGGGACGAAGATGTCCTTGACGATCAAGTAGACCGCCGTCGATGTGAGGCAGCGACCGTTGCCACCGGCTATTGCCATGATCAACGGCGTGCGCTCGTCGGGTCGAGGCAGCGCCGCCAGACCATGGAAGGCGCGATAGCGCCCCAGGTCGGCCATCCAGGCATCGCTGACCGGCACATCCCCTGGCACGCCACCCTTGCCAATGACCTGGAGCCACCATTTGCCGCGCCGCTGCGCCAGATCGCAGGCGCGCGCCTGCGCCGCCTCGGCCGCGCGCAACCCCGCGCCGTGCAGTAGCCGCAGAACCCAGCGCGCACGCTCGCGGTGCTGCTCCTCACGCCCAGTGTCACGCGGCATGCCTTCGACGAAGTCAAGCACAAATTGCCACAACGCCTGGTCGAGATAGCGCTCGACGGCGGCCCGTCGCAGGTAGCCCACGGTGTGGCCTGTGCGGCCGCGCCGCAAGGCCAGCGGATTGCCTGCCAGATAGCCCGCGGCGACCAGGTAGTTGAACAGTCCCGACAGGATTCCCAAGGCGTGGCGCACGCTGCGCGCCGACAGTGGCCCGTCGAACAGCCGCCGGCCGCCACCGCGCCGGGGCAGCCTCGGATCGATCCAGTCCTCGCTGGGTTGGGCCAGGAAGGCTTCGTAGGCCAGCAGGTCCTCGCGCGTCAGGCTCGACAGTGGCTTACCTTGGCCACGGGTGGCCCAGACGAGCAGCCGTTCAACTTCTTTGCGATAACTGCGCAGCGTGTGCGGCGAGTTGGCGTATTCCGCGAGCCAGGCACGCACGGCTTCAAGATCCGTATCCGCCGAGAGCTGGCATACGCCGCCCCGGGCCCGGTTGCTGCCCTGACGGCCGTCGAGCGTGCCGACAGCCCTCGGATCCGCCATGCCGGTGGTCGCTACGGCTTCGATCAGGTCACAGGAGGCTGGCATCGGATCAGGCATGTTTTGAGAGGCGGTTGCGCAAGGGTACAGACTTTTTTCTTTTGATAAGAAGCATTATCGTAAATTTATGGATTGAAAGATTACATATATAACGTAATACATGGATATACACTTCATTCAATATTGAATTTGAAGGAGACCCCTGATGACTCGGACCAGTGATACCCGTTTGCGCACGCGCGAGGCCGCTTCAAAAATCGTTGCCGGCGGACGGCCCGCGCATGCGATCACGGTCGACCTGATCTATGCGGAAATTCGCCAGGGCAGCCGCACCACGATCAATGACGAGCTCAAGCTCTGGAAAGACGAGCAGGCCAAGGTGGATGCGCTCAGCGCCGCGCTGCCGCCGGCGGTGGCCAACGCCATGCTGGCCACCTGGGCGATAGCCGTGGAGCACGGCGAACAGGCCTTTGACGGCCGTCGCGCCGAGGTCGAAGGCGAGTTGGCGCAGGCGGTGAGCCGGGCTGAAGCCGCCGAGGCAACCCAGGCCAGCCTGCAGGCAGAGCTGGCAACACTCAAGGCTCAACTCGACGACGCGCGTGGGGAAGCCCTGGCAGCGCGCGAAGAAACCCGTGGCGAACGGGAGGCGAAGGCGTCGGCGCTGGAGAAGCTGGATGCTCTGGCGCTGCGCTTGGCGTCCGACGCCGATGAGGCCGTACGCCGGCTGGATGGGCTGCGCGACTCGTACGAGCAGCGGTTGCAGCAGCAGCGCGAGGCGCACGCAGCCGCGGAGGCGTCGTTTCGCGAGGAATTGGCGCGCGCCACGGAACGGCTTGAAGGGGTGCAAAGGCATGTGATGCAGCAGGTCAGCGAGGCGCGTGTGGCGCAAAAGCGCGCGGAGGATCAACTGGCCAAGGCCGTGCAGCGCGGCGAGCGCTTGGGTACCGAGCTCGAAGCGTTGCGCGCCCAGGCGGCAACGCTGGCCATGCAGTTGCAGCGTGCTACACAGGATCACCAAGCCGCGGCCACGCAGGCGGTCCAGGCGCAGGCCGAACGCGACGAGCTCAAGGTGCAGTTGGCCAATACGGCGGGTCGGCTGGAAGGCACACAACAGCAGGTGCGTGAGTGGGAGGCGCGGGCGGCGGCGTTGGCCAGCGTTCCAGCTCGGACCGGGAAGGCCCGTCGAGCATCGGGAGACGCGACGAAGCCGCCGGAGGAGCAGTCCTTGCTGTAGTTTTTGGGGCCGTTTACTGCGATCCGCGCTTCCACTGGGAAAAATTCATATGGATCAAATACTCCATTCAAGATTGCCGCCTGTGACACCCGTCCTGTCACTTCCCCAGCAAGGGGGTGCGCTGCTCGTTTTACCTTTTCGAGGGGTTGGGCAGAAATAGCCACTTTGGCAGTGACAGGGAAGGCCCGGCCAAATTCGTCCGGCGCATAACAACTTGAACTTTTGCTACTTTTTGGCTTAAGTATCATTTTTACCCGTATCCCGGCATACCCCCTTACAGCACGCGCTATTTGAGGCAGGATCTTCGAAAAACAGCTCGTACGCCCAAGTTGAGTGATAGTGTTTTGAATTCAGCAAGCTTCAAACATGGTAGCTGAACATCTAAGGTGATCATATGCCAACAAAATTCAAGGTAATTATTTCCATATTGATCTTGATTCTCTTCGGAGTGACAGGTTTGTATGAATTTTCGATGAATCTTCGAATGGCTGGATGGGCCGCATTTTTCTTGGGTGCGTTTATGGTGTTTTCCATCTGGATCTTTCCTGAGGTAAGCAGGGATGATCCTATGGACACCAATTGAGCAGCGGAGAATGTTTATCTGATTGTTCCTGCCCCGGGTTGGATCAAGAAATCGATCTAGGGGCGGCAGACGCAGATGTGCGGTCGTTCTGTTTGATTTAGCGCAAGTTCATTGGCACAGCATTGGCTGCCAGTGACCACCTGCTTAACCTAGTGCATCCTGATGAGATTCAATGATTTTCGCAATCGCTCGATCAATGACCGTGACGCGTTCTGGACCGAGCAGGCCGCGCTTGTGGACTGGCAGAAGCCCTTCAACCGGGTGTGCAACCACGACAAGCCACCGTTCACGCACTGGTTCGAGGGGGGACTGACCAACCTGTGTCACAACGCGGTGGACCGCCACCTGAAAGACCGCGCCGACCAGAACGCGCTGATCTACGTATCGACCGAAACCGACACCGAGCGCAGCTACAGCTTCCGCGAACTGCACGCGGAGGTGCAGCGCATGGCGGCCGTGCTGCTGGACCAGGGTGTGAAGAAGGGCGACCGGGTGCTGATCTACATGCCCATGATCCCCGAGGCCACCTTCGCCATGCTGGCCTGCGCGCGCATCGGCGCCATCCATTCGGTGGTGTTCGGCGGCTTTGCCAGCCATTCGCTGGCCAACCGCATCGACGACGCATCGCCCGTGGCCATCGTGAGCGCGGATGCGGGCTCGCGCGGCGGCAAGGTGGTGGAATACAAGCCGCTGCTGGACGAGGCCATCCGCCTCTCCAGCCACAAGCCGGCTTCGGTGATCCTGGTCAACCGTGGCCTGGCTCCCATGAGCCTGGTGCCCGGGCGCGACCACGACTACGCCGCGCTGCGCGAGCAGCACCTGGACGCGCAGGTGCCCTGCGAGTGGCTGGACTCGACCGCCATCAGCTACACCATTTACACCAGCGGCACCACCGGCAAGCCCAAGGGTGTGCAGCGCGATACCGGTGGTTACCTGGTGGCGCTGGCCGCGAGCATGAAGCACATCTTCATGGGCAAGCCAGGAGAAACCTATTTCTCCACCAGCGACATTGGCTGGGTGGTGGGGCACAGTTACATCGTCTATGGTCCGCTGATCGCCGGCATGGCCACCATCCTGTACGAAGGTCTGCCGATCCGGCCCGATGGCGGCATCTGGTGGCGGCTGGTCGAGAAGTACAAGGTCACGGTGATGTTCAGCGCGCCCACGGCGGTGCGCGTGCTCAAGAAGCAGGACCCGGCCTACCTCAAGCGGTACGACCTCTCCAGCCTCAAGGCGCTGTTCCTTGCCGGTGAGCCGCTGGACGAGCCCACCGCGCGCTGGATCAGCGACGGCCTGGGGGTGCCCATCATTGACAACTACTGGCAGACCGAGAGCGGCTGGCCGATCCTGACCATCGCCAACGGCGTCGAGAAGAAGGCCAGCAAGTTCGGCAGCCCCGGGGTGCCCATGTACGGCTACCGAGTGAAGTTGCTGCACGAGTCGACCGGCGAAGAATTGACGGGCGCGGACGAGAAGGGCGTGGTGGTGATCGAAGGCCCGACGCCGCCTGGCTTCATGCAGACGGTCTGGAAGGATGACGCGCGCTTCGTCAACACCTACTGGAAGAGCATCCCCGGCAAACTGGTTTACAGCACGTTCGACTGGGGCATTCGTGATGAGGATGGTTATTACTACATCCTGGGCCGCACCGACGACGTGATCAACGTCGCGGGCCACCGCCTGGGCACGCGCGAGATCGAGGAGAGCATCTCCAGCCACCCCAACGTGGCCGAAGTCGCGGTGGTCGGGGTGGCCGATCAGCTGAAAGGGCAGGTCGCGATGGCCTTCGTGGTCGCCAGGGACACCTCGGCGCTGGATGAAGCTGCAAAGCTCCGGCTCGAAGGCGAGATCATGAAGAGGGTGGACGAGCAGCTTGGGGCTGTGGCGCGCCCGTCGCGCGTGCGCTTCGTGACCGTGCTGCCCAAGACGCGCAGCGGCAAGCTGCTGCGCCGGGCCATCCAGGCGGTCTGCGAGGGTCGTGATCCCGGCGACCTGACCACCATGGACGACCCGGCTGCGCTGCAGCAGATCAATGCACTATTGGTAGAACTCTGAGAGAAAGGAATGGGGGGCGTGTTGAAATCTCCGGTTTGCTCCAATCATCATTGAATGGGAAGGTCACGCTACCGCCCGATCTTCCTTGACACGCCTCCGCCGCGCACTGTAGCGGCAAGTTGCTGACACAGCCGCTGCTCGATCACCGGCCTCCACGGCACCAGGCTGAACCCCATACCGTCATCGAGCAGCGCATAGCTCGCGCAGTCAAGCATGGCACAAACGACCATCCGTAGCACCTGTAGACCCGTCTGGACTTCCGGCGCATATGACGCCTTCTCACTAATCGGGACTGGGGCGTGCGGCTTCTTCATGCAGGCCAGGGGCATCTTGGGTGTCTCTGCGACAGGCCGAATAGATTGTTGAATCATTTCCAAAGCTGGGCCATTGGGGGTGCGGCGAAATTCTTGGACTGGTTTCAGTTGATTAAGCCCAGACTTTCGCGGTACTCGATGGGGCTGAGGGAGCCCAGCGATATCTTGATCCGTTTTTCGTTGTACCAGAGGATGTACTCGTGCACCGCTCGGATGAACACCTCGATGGTGGTCGACTTCCAATCCCGCGGGTAGAACATCTCATTCTTCAGGCGCCCAAAGAAACCTTCGCAGGCCGCGTTGTCTGGTGAGCACCCCTTGCGCGACATCGACCGCGTCAGCTTCGCACTGTGCATCCGATCAAGCCAGCCCGGCCAGCGGTAATGGGCACCACGGTCGGAGTGAATGATCGGCCTGCTGTCGCTCGACTCCACCGTGGCAATGGCCGCATCGAGCATCGTGTTCACCAACTCGGAGTCCGGTCGGGTAGGCGCTCACCGTCCAGATCAAACGATCACGGTCAACCAGCGCATCGCCTTGAATGACGTAGATGACACCCCGCCACGTCAGGCGATCGCCCTCTTGAGGCTGGGCGACATCTGCCGCTTGCAAGTCAAACCGGTACGAGGTCACCGCCAGATGTGACTGGCCGAATTCCTGTACCGAATCCGGTGCCTTGCTGATGACCTTGAGTTCGATGGTCTCCCCAGCCACAGTGCAGTACTGCGCCGGGGATCCCAAACTTGCGAACAGCCGTTTGACACCCAAGGCAAACGGATCGATTGGCATCAGCTGGCCAGGAGCTTGACCAAGAGCCCCGGACGATGGCACATCGGCAGCGGATTGCTCTGCGTATGCAGATCCGTGCCACGACCAAATTCACGAGGCTCTTGCTTGGCGTACAGGGGCTGGCCCAGCGTATTGACCGTCTCGTTGAAGTCAGCCGGTGCGAAGTACGTGGCAAAGGTGTCCACCGTGCCTTCGGGGAAGGCATGGCCTTCGCCAGAAGCGATGAACTTGCGGACATTGCCATCCACATCGGATGCTTGGCCCAGATACTCCTCAAAGGTGACGCCCGCAAAGGTGAAGCCCGTGCGTTGGTCTGCACGCAGCGCCAAACTCTCCTGGTACCACTGATATGCCTTGACCACATTGGGGTGAGCCGTCAGAAGATCGAAGAACTCCGGAGAGACCAGCACGCGAACGCCGGTCATGTATTCGCCCTTGAGGTTGAGCTCAAGGTAACGCTTGAGATCCAGGCACTTCTTTTTGACATCAGTTTTTTCGTTGTTGAGCGCGAAGTTGAATTCCTTGGGCTCGATACCGAACTCATCGAAGAGGTTGTAGAGGACCGAACCGTCCGCATCCAGGATCACGCCCTTGAGTGCGCCCATGCGCAAATGTTCCAGCGTGATGGCGTGCTTGTTGCGCATCGACTGCAGATGCTCGGCCATCACGTTCGCGATGGTTTCGGTGTCGGTTTCAGAGCCAAACGCACGCAGACCTTGCACTTCCTCGGGCAGCACCACGTCGTCGTGCGGAATGTGCGGGATGATGAACGAGCGCAGCGTGCGGCGACCACGCTTTCCCACCGTGCCAGGGGCACCGACGGGCAGCGTAGGTAGCAGGTTCAGAACACCGTTGCGCTCTTCCACCGCAATTTGGCGAAAGCGCACAGGGCGAGCAGGCATCAGGTTGATCTGATCGAGCTTGCCGAACTGGTTGGGTAGGATGTTGATGGCAGCGGTGAGCGCCGTCATCGAAAACGCGGGGGACTGGAAAGGATTGTTCATTGCTTAGACTCCTTGGCGAACGAGGACGCCGATCGCTTCGAGCTGAGCGATGGCTGCGGTTTTTTCTTCCGTGGTGATGGCAACTGGCCAGACCAGCGCGTGATCGGCCACGATGGCTTGACGCGAAACGATCAGGCCGTTGGTTCTTTCTGCGGCACTGGCATCAATGCTTTGCAACACCACGCCAGCGGCGACTTCTGAACCATCGGTGGCCGAAGGGTCGAGAGCTTTGACCTTTTGGGTCGCACTCACTCGACCAATCACGGTCCCGAGCTTGAGGTTTTGTCCGGAAACCACTGTGACCTGGTCACGGGAGTACAGGTTTTCCTCTTCGTACTTGAGCAGGTCGCCCAAGGTAAGGTCATTGGTAATGGCAGTCATCAGGTTCTCCTATCAACGGTGGGGGACTTGCGTTGCGTCACGCTGCTTTTGAGCGCGTTGCTGCGCGGCACGAACGACAGGGCTGTCTTCGGGCTTGGCTTGGGTTTGGGTTCCTGCCTCGGGCAAGATGCGGCTGGAGATTTCGGGAGAACCAGAGGCCTTGGCCGCCAACAGCTCCTTGCGTGCCTGGTCAACTGATACGCCACGCTCGATCAAGGCCGCCGTCATCTCGGACTTGCCCGCTAGAAGGCACATCTCGGCAATGGCCAGCACCTGGGCACTGGCCGCCTTGATGTCATGGCCTTGGGCCACAGCACTGGTTTGCGCTTGTGCGCCGGGTTGTTCACCCGTGCCTTGCGTGGCATCGCCGCTTTGTGCTGGCTCTGTTCTCATCTGGTCAGCAGGTTGGTGTTGCTCTTCTTGAGTTGTCTGCCCATCGGCAGTTTGGGTTGCATCGTTTTGCATGCAAACGCTCCTTTTCATGGACGGTCCGGGCGTGGAGATCCCCATCTCGCGGCCCGAACCTTGAATTCGCGCGATGGATGTCGTTTTCGTTTGGAGCTCTTCACTGAGTGCAATCAGTGCGTCGTCTAGCGTCCCGACCACATCGGCCAGACCGGCATCAATCGCGTCTTGCGCGAAATACAGACCTGCCTCGGTGTCTTGAACGTCTTGCACTGAGAGGTTTCGGTTGGCGGCGACCGTCGATACGAACAGGCCATACAGCCGGTCCACTTCCGCCTGCAGCGCTTGAGCTGCGTCAGTGGACAAAGGCGCATGAGGCGACATGTCGTTCTTGCGGTCTCCTGCGTACACCGCTGTGTAGCGAAGTCCATTCATGGCGTCGCGCTGCGATTGATCGACATGCAGTGCAATCACTCCTACGGATCCGACGCCACCGGTTCGCGTGACATAGACGCGTGCAGCCGCACTGGCAATGGCATACGCTGCCGAGAACGCGTCGTCGTTGGCAACGGCCCAGATGGGTTTGACCTGCCGAGCTGCCACGATCTGGTCTGCCAGATCAAACGCTCCACCGGCTTCACCGCCTGGTGAGTCAATGTCCAGCAAGATCGCGTTGACTGCAGGATCCCGAACCGCCTGCGCAAGCTGCGCACTGATGGCCGAGTAACTGGTCAGGCCTGAGGCGGCATCGACCGCTGCCGCTCGCCGCACCAAGGTGCCGGACACGCTGATGACTGCGATGTTCGATGTCAACGAGGTTGGATTGGCAGGTGGGGCCTGCGCAGCCAAGTGCTTGATGAGTTGTTGCGAATCGTCTGACATGGTTACTCCCAAACGGGGGCCAAGCACCGAGAGAATCACATCCAGTTTTCTGGGGTGAATCAGTAGGGGCGTGCCAAAGATTCGCGATGCCAAATGCGGCATCGACGAGATGTGGTTCATAGGTCCTCTGGTTTTAGGTTTGCTGATCTACCAAGGGCGCGCTTGGTGAGTCAGGAGGGAGCGAGGGAGCAGCCGAGTTGGTTGCACCATTGCGGGCCACTTGCCTTGGGTCCGTATCAAGAACGAGCCCCAATGCATCTGCCCTGGCGTTATCTGCCGCAATCTCTTTGTCGATCGTTTCCGCGTCGTAGCCAAAAGACGAGATGGCCTCAGAGCGGCTCATCAAACCGGAGCGAATGGCCAGTTGGAGGGCTTTGAATTCCTTCTCGGGATCCACCCACTGCCAGCCTTGCGGGATCCACTTCACCGCCTGCCACGCTCTGGCGGACTGACGGCTCTTGGCATAACCTGTCGCTGTCAGTGCGCCACTGAGCACTGCGGCATCCATCCATGCACGCCAGATCGGGCGGCACATCTGATGCACGATCACGCCATGTTGGATGGCTTCACATCGGCGACGGAACTCCAGGAGACCGGCACGGATCGACGAGTAATTCACGCCCGACAGATCACCGGTCAACTGTTCGTAGGTGATGCCCATGGCCACAGCGACTGCGCGAAACTGCACCCGCAGGAATTCCGCATACGAGCCACCGACATCCGCTGGATCAGAAAACTTCACGTCCTCACCAGGCTCCAGGACTTGCATGGTGCCCGGCTCCAAACCCGTCATGGCCACGCCCATTTCATCCGCGTCACCTTCGCCCAGCAGTTGGTCTTCGGGTGATTGGCGCGTGATGAATCCCGCGAACATGGCCGCCGTCTTTTTACGGACTAACTCTGCATCGTCGTACTGATCGAGCTCATTGAGCTTGACCAAGGCCCGCGACAGCCAGGGCTCGCCGCGAATCTGTCCAGGTCGCAGGGGGCGAAACAGGTGGACGATCTCCTCAGCTGGAACCGGCACCAGATCGTTGCCATTGACCGTCAAGTTCGGGTCACCCGGATGCTCGCGGTACAGGTGGTAGGCAACCCGACGCCCAAGAGCATCAAACTCGATGCCGCTACGGATCGGGTTGCCCGATGCACTGATCGTGTTCAGGCTCAAAGGCAGGTGCTCGGGCTCCAGAATCTGCAACTGGATCGGCACACTCAGGCCATCTTCCTGCCGCCGATTGCGGATGCGGATCAGGCATTCGCCACCCTCAACCATCGCCCGACATGCAAGTGACTGCAGGCCGTAGAAATCGGTGAGGTTGTTGCTGTCTGCTTCCTCCACCCACTGCCACCACAGCGCATGAACCTTCTCCCGGAACTTGGGGTCATCCACCAAGGATTGCGGCTTGATCCCGGTGCCGATGGCATTGGAAACAAAGCTGTCGACCGCGTTGGCCGCCCAGGCGTTTCTGCGCACCAAATCCCGAGACTTGACCCGCAGTTGGTTGCCCGTGGCCAGCATCGCCGAGACAGCTCCCGGATCACCAGGATTCCAAACACGAGACCTGCGACCTGAGCCAGCAGCCTCGTGAACGGAATTCCAGCCCACATAGGATGTGAGTTTTTTCCAAAAGGCCATCTCAGAACCCCTTGGATGTAGTGATCCTGATCTGACGAGTCTTGGTTTTTCCGCTGTCTGAGGCGAGCGCCGCCTCCACTTCGGCCAAGGCCAGCTTGAGATCGGAGACCGTGCGGTACTCGATGGTCTTGCCGTCGTAGGTCACCCGATGCTCACCACTGGCAATGGCCTCTCGCAGTGCTTGGGCATGTTCAAGGGTATAGGTCGTCATCAGTTCATCCACCGGCTGCGAATCAAGCGCCTGCCGCGTTGTGGTCCTTTAGAAACAACGAAGCCACCGCTGAGGGTGGCTTCTTGCTTGGTTGATTGGGCGTCTTCAGGTGGTCCTGCCACGCCTAACGGTTTTTCCAATTCGCGCCAGTGACGCTCCTCATACCGGTCAAGACCAGCCAGGCTGGCAGCCGCCCGCGCATAGACGTAGCAATCAAGCGCTTCGTTGCGCTCTCGAATCTTTTGCCACTCGCGCACCGGATAGCCATTGCGATCCCGACGCGTGACCAACTGCTCAGAGCACAACTGCTGCACGAATTCGGCATCGACCTTGGGCAAATGGATGTATCCAGCTGGATAGAGAATTTCGCCGTCCTCGGTCACTTCCATGGTCTTGCGCAGGTGGTTATAGAACTCCAGCTTGGCAATGCCACCCACCACAGAATAGACCCGAACACCCCGGCGCAGCTTCTTGCCGCCCACGGTCAGGTCCACAGCGGTCGGCAATCCAACCAGCGCAGCACCACGAGCCACGCCTTTCATTGGCAGCAGCCGGGAGTCACGTAACTTGCGCACGAAGGCATAGGCCTCTTGTGTGGCATATCCTGTGTCCAGGCCGATGCGACTCAGGCGCAACTGCACCCCCGACGCATGTGTCCAGGACTCATCGATCATTTCACGCAGTCGTTGCCAGACCGTATCGCGGGAGGTGTCGCCAGCGAGCACACGATGCTCCACCAGCCAGGCCTCTTTGCCCCGACCGAATGCCCAGACCGAGACCTCAATGCGGTCCTTCTGAACGTCCACCCCAGCGCAAAGCAAAGCCGCCCCAATTGGCACAGTGCCGATTCGATAGTCTTCACGGCGCTCGAGCAAGCGCTCCCACTCGGGGGTTTCACCTTGCTCGACCCAGGTCTCGCCCAGCTCTGTGTTTTTAAATGCTTTCAAGGCAGTTGCAGATCCTTGTGCTGCTTCCCATGCTGCAGCGATGTCGGCCCAACTGCGCCAACCAACTGGGCTGTACAGACTGGAGAGGTGAAACCCCACCGTCTTTCCCACGTAATCAGGAATCGACGACTGCCATCGACCCCGCTCCAGCATTTCAGTCTTTTGGTATTCGTAGATGGGCTGCTCACACGACTCACACCTGTAGTGCGCTGTCTCGGGCAGACCTTTTTCCCAGATCAGTTGTTCGAAGATCAGGACTTGCTCGTGCTCGCAATGCGGGCAAGGGACCATGAACTGTCGCTGGTCCGTTTGCTCGTACTCGCGTTCGATGCGTGACGATCCAGAAATTGTTGGCGTCGAGACAATGAATATTTTTCTGCGTGCAAAGGTTCGGGTTCGAGCCTCAGCCAGTGCAATCGCATCGCCTTCTCCCTCAACGTCTCCTGGGTAGCCATCGACCTCATCCAAAAACAAATAGCGCACCGGCATGGAGCGAAGGCCAACGGCGCTGTTTGCGCCCGTCATCACCAGCACGCCACCACGGAACTCTTTGCCCAGGATGGTGTTGCCTGAATCACGTGCCCGTGCAGGTGCAATCAAACCCGACAGCGTCGGACTTTCTTCAATAAGGGGATCAATCCGCTGCTTGGAGTTGCGCTTGGCCATCTCGACCGTCGGCGCAACAGCCATCATGGGGCCAGGGGCCAGATGGATCACATAACCAATCCAGTTGTTGCCGCACTCAGTGCCACCGACCTGTGCACCCTTCATGAACACCACACGCTCGATGGGAGACGTCGGGGAGAGGCAGTCCATGATCTCCTTGAGATACGGCGTGCGATTGGTTCGCCACTTGCCCGGCTCCGAGGCCGACTTCCCCGAGAGCACTCGGTACTGGTCGGCCCATTCAGACACAGTCAGCAGTGGGTCGGGGGTGAGCCCCTCGCGCCACGCCTCAGCAATGGCATCAAAT